CTCGCAAAGGTTCACCCCGGCGTGATCCCATTTTGACGCTATTGGTGCGGGAATGCTTGATTTCTATGCGCGCTCAATCCAAATGCCGCGCGCGTCTAACTGCTTACCATTCTTTTTTCCACCCTTCCATTTTACCCCAGTAGATAGCCGGCTCGTCCAATTTCTCGTCGAGCCTTCGAACCGCTGAGTACCTGTTGAAATAATCACGTGCAACAGGTGGAATGATGTCATCAAGGAGAGGGGAGCTCAGAGGCATGAGGGAGGTCAGAGACCTAATGTATTTCTCTATTGCAATCTGATACTCAACGCTCACTCCAAATTTCTCCTCACAAAGGAGCCGAGTATTTATGCCCGGGTCCCGGAATGGAATGTTTTTGCAGTCTTTCAAAAGGAGCATTTGTTCTCTTTCCCAGTTGTTCAAGGAACCGGAAGTTTTGATGAACTTCGCAACGTCGGCAGCTCTGACATCGTTTGTCATGCGTAGACCATACTCAGCTAACTCAGCCACAATGGGGCAGCCAGGATATTGATGAGCCAAAGAGAGGCTTTTGCACCTAAGCAAGAGTCTCAATTTGCTGTCCTTGCATTTGGCGTACTTCGTAGTAGTGTAGCCAAAAGTGAGCAACTCTCCAACCGGATCGGTCAGATTAATCCTTTCATCTGGATCGAATATGATCCCGCAAAAACTAGCGGTGTTTATTTTCTCGTGAATCTCCATCTTAATTACGAGCCCAAGTCTAGAAAAATCGGCGCTCGTGGGAAATTTGCCGACGCAGCTGAAAAAGCCGTCGTCTCCTTCTACAACCCCTTTAACATTCGTACACCCGTTCTTTTCACAAAGGAAAAGCATAAACATTAGGTTCGAAAACCCGTTGCCTAACGAAGTGTTCATCTCCCCAGACATGCGGGCCGCGGGTATCCTAACTCTGAATGTTTTAAACAAACAGTCGTTGATCCCGGTCAGCACTGTACGGATCAAGTCCATAAAGTCGTCCCCATCTGGCAATTTCTGGGTGAGATAAGAGTACAATTCAAATTCACATGCTTCCATGAGTTCTTTCACAAACAGGGACTCAAAAGCCGTATAGTCCGTAGCGGAATATTTGGCCCCCGGAAAGTAGAGCCGCTCCATAATATAATTAGGGCGGTCTTTGACAGGCACGTGCTTGATGAAGGAGGGGTCGGCATAAACAATTTCCTCCATCAATTTGAATATTGGCCCCACTGCGCACTTAAACTCATCGGACCGAGAGTTAATGCCGCGGGCGTGTTTGTACTCAGGGTAGACCTCATCCTTCATGAATGATTTCACCCTAAAATACCCCTTGGACCTGTCCCGAATGTTTTGGACAACGGACCATTTCCTGCGTAACTCTTCTTTTCTCCATTCGGGGTAATTGGTTTTGGACAACCAAGTTTCGACGCTCGTATCGGCGTCAGGCGAAATGGGCGAGTAATGTTTGCGCACATATCTTCGAGTGAATTGGCGCAGTTCCTCAAGCAGAGCAGGTTCTGCTTTCGGCGGTTTAAAAGCTGCTCGTTTCCGAACACCCGCAATAGTCGTGTCAGGGTCCCTCGGGTCACAGTGTGGTAGTGCGGCACCTTCGACATGGCATCCCAGCGAAACTTGAACAACTGGTCTATTTGCAATGTCTATGATGTCGGGGCGCAGTGTGAAAACAGTCCCAGTTTTAATCTCTGGAAGCTTGGGCAATTTCACTTCGCCATATCTGTAACCATAAAGGAAAACCCTTGAACGTCGGCCTACTACTGCGGGCTCCAAAAAGGGACTCCCGAACGTCTCTCTTTCATTTTGCACCAAAGTCCATAGGCAACATAGGCGGTGTCCTGTTGAATGTTTCTGCCTATCGCTCCAAACTGGCGGGAGATGTTCACGGAGCCTGTACTTCGGGCCTTGTTCATTATTTTCTGGGCAACGGTCTCGTCGTCGAGCAGCTGATTCATGCAATCAGGCCCAGTCAATTGGGTAAGAAGCTCAAAGGAAACGTAGAGTCGGACGGCCGGTCCCATCTCATACGTCGTGGTCATGAAGAAAGTCAAATAGTCCCACCAACCCCAGACGCGCTTCTGCAGCCTAGAGTATTCAACTTCCCCATAAAGAGCTCTTTTGTGTCTCAGTTCGGAGACCGAGAGAACATCATTGCGCTGGTCAGTGTGATCTGAATCTGAGCGCACGTATCTAACGAGTTTGTACTCGTGTTCATAGAGCTCGGTCCTGCTTGGGCCAGACCACCACGCGTAAAAGCCCAAGACAATCAAGAGAAGGTGAACGATGTGGACTCTTCGGGGAAAAAACCAATCCCTTTGGAGCACCAGCCAGTCCCACTTAATGAGGAACACTTCCTCCTTTGTAAGACTTCTTCGACTGGTCTTAACACCAACCTTCTCCTCGGTTTTAGCCTGCCGGTCAGGCGTGGGAATGTCACAGTTCTCGCCTTCGCAGGCTCCTTCCTGAACCCTCTCCATCCCGTCAATCTCGTAATCAGTCCTCCACTCTGTGGATTGCCTCCCAGGAAGCCTAGACCAATCTGCGGGGGAAAGGAAGAAAAGTCTGCGACCATCGCTTTGGCGAAC